CCCTGGGCGACTCCCATTCCTGCTGACATCAATGCTAACATTCCTGCTGCCGCCATATTAACCTTCTTTCTCCCTATTCATTTGTCGTATCTACAAACGGTACAATTCCCTGAACCGTACAAGGCGCAGGAGTATCCTGGACAATGTAGATATATTGCCGGCGCTCATAATTACTTGCCAGTTCAAGAAATTTCGCTTCCGTTATAAGCTGCGCCGGACGTCCGGTAATAGCCCCGAGATCCCGGTCTTTTAATTCTTCGAGCCGATAGAGTTCAGATCCGTATTTAGTACCCCGTGCGTGGCGAAATAAAAGTCCGAGGCGATTCACTGTCATTATGCGCGACTGAGCAGTACCAGCGAGAGCTCCTATATCGAGCGGCATAGTTTGGATCCTGCCGGTATATTCAAGTCCCACATGTATAACAGTACCATAATTATTTAGCGTGACCGCGCCATCAGTAACAGTAAATGTACCATCATCTGATCCGTCTACTTGAGCGGCTACAGTTTCACCTTCTAAATGTTCAAGTCCCGAAACTGAATTGACAGCCAAAAACCATTTATCACTTTCTATTTCATCTGTTGAATCAAAATCAGTATTGATAGTACAAGTGACTTCCGTTGTAGATACATACGCAGTGATGGTGGCAATACCCGCTTCTTCTCCAGTTACGAATTTCTTAACAATTTTTTTACCTACATCTGAAGCAGAAAAAATTTCTTCAGTAGATGTGAAAGCTATTCCAGTTCCCGTGGTCGCTCCAGGAGTAACCGGAGCTGCTTGTTGGGTATTTAAACTCAAAGAACTATCTAAACGAACAAGGTGTTTTTGTGCTTCATAAAGAAGATTCCGGTATTTATCTTCATCATCACTTTGCGTTCCGGTATAATATTCTTCGGGCTCAGGTAATAAAGCCTCTGCTTCAAAATATTCGACATACCGGCGCGTCACTCCGTTAATCGTTCGTTCAGCTATTAACCATAAACTGTCCATATTATCTGGCTGTGGTTCCCCACAAACAGACAAAATTTGTATATCTGTTCCACTTATTGTATGGCTATGCCACGCATTTATTTCTTCTCCGATCTTAATTGTAACGCCTATAAGTTTACCGCCTGTCGTGACAGCCCATATAATATCCGCTCGTCCCTGTTGTACCGCAAGTTGTTTAAGCCCGGGGGAAGTTATTTCATCTGAAAATATATTAAGATTTTCCGCAGCATAATCATCTGCTAAAAGAGAAAATCCAAACCTATTTAATATCTGACCTCCGCGCTGGACATAAAAAAGAGAATTTCCTATTCGGGCTGGAGCTATATATTTACAACCTAAAAATTCTACCGCTCGAACCTCTACGGCTGTTCCGCTTATCGGATCAGCGTCAGAACCCCCATGAGCTTTATAAACTCCACCAAAAGTACCAATACCTAAAAATCGACTCGTTCCGGCAAACCATTGAATCCTGTCTGCAACATTATTTTGAGAAGATATCGGAAAAATAACCGCATCTTCCGCACTTGATCCTACAGTAAATACATCATAATTCGTCGTACCATCATTATCCGGAGCTTTGCTACCAAAAAAAGTTTCCGGATCATCATCCGTTCCTCCATAAAAAAGACGGCCCCCATAAAAAGCCACCGCTCCCGGCATATTTCCCTCTTTAAATGCTACCCCCGCGGATGCGTATGTAGAATACCCAGAAGTATCTACATCTGCATCAGTAGTGGGATCAGTAAGTTCAAAAGTATTTGTGGCTTTGTTGGCAACTTTAAATAACTGCTCATTTACCTCGGTCATACCTACAACACCATTTATTTCTACAATATCTCCGTTTGAAAAACCATGCGCCGTACAAGTTACTACGCCGGGATTCGCTTTTGTAATCCCGGAAATCGTCTTAGTAAAAGGATCATCCGTACGAATAAAAGTATCTAACGCCCAATCTGCGTCTCCAGATCGAGTAAGCTTACGCGGCTCATAATTCGGGTGTACTATATACATAAGATCTGCTTTTTGGGCAAATTTAAGATCATAAATATCCGCCTCTTCATACGGGGTGTCTATCTCATAAACAGCATCAGTAGCTCCCCCAGTAGTATATGCGGTATACGCAGTAGTATCTATGGCCGTACCATCTACATCAGTAAGAGAAAAAGTATCCGCGTCAATATAGACAACAAGATAATATTTATTATTAAGTTCTGTCATCCCTTCGATTTCGCTTAAATAAACTTCTTCTCCGCCAGAATACCCGTGTGAGGGCACAGTTAAAACTCCTGGATCTGCTTGAGTTATGCCCGTAATAGCATTGAGATTAGTGGCCGGGTACGCAGCGGTAGGCGGTGTAAAATTAGAAGTCCAAATAGCCACTCCCTTACGAATAGCAAATTCATCTATCCAACCAGCAAAAGGATTGTTGCCCGCATATGTTCCTATCTGGGGTGTTCCCGCGGCTGTTATATTCCAGCCGGTTATGTCTTTATCCGTATCTTGCTGTACTCCATCTAAAAATAATCTAATAAAATTACCTTCGCGTACAACGGCTAAATGATACCAAGTGGCGGCACTCATAGTTGAAACAGTGAAAGATATAGGAGTCCCCCAATCACGATAAACTGTTATCGTTGTAGCATTCGATACATAAATTAAAAATCCACTCGAAGAACTACCTAATATCGTATCATTACCCGGAGTTCCCGAAAATCGAACCCGCGTGTCTATTGTAAAATCATCAGTACTTAAATCTAACAGCGTAGAATCACTAATATTAACCCAATCTCCCGAACCATCCAATAAAAGAGAGGAAACTCCAAAAGCTTTCTGTGCCGTATCAAGCTGTGCGTCCCCCTGAAAAGAAAGTGACTGACCGGATTCAGCAGTGTAAGAAGTAGCTCCATCCACGCCATCAAAATGGGAAAGGAATTGAAATTGAGTAGTACCAGCACTGGCCAATACCACACCCCCATCAGAAAAAAATCTTAATTTCTGATCAGAAAAAGCAAGCGCATAAGCCTGTTCATCATTAAAAATAAAAGGATAGAGCGCCGCTTCTTTATTCAATCGAGTATGAAGAACATATTTTGATCCGGAACGAAATTCTACTGGACCCTGCGCTTGTGGAACAAAATTACGGCAAAGAAGAGTTCCCGCTCTATAAAAATTAGGAAGATCTATTCGAGCTAAAAATTTCTTCGATAATTGACCCGCCGCAAAATTGATTAATGAAGCATTAACTTCCATATCTGTACGCCGTCCCCCTTTCTATCTTGCGGTTAGTCATATATCCTTAACGGATCTCTGCCCTCGGCTGTTCCGCTCGAATAGCGCCGGCGCGCCCCTATCACATTACTTCGGGTAACTCTTACTGGCGGCTTATCCTGGCCGTTTATGGATCTGGCTTCGGCCAATGCTTCTGCCAGCATATTGCGGCAATCTGTCCGAAGAGTGGTTTTCCCGGCTACGCCATACGAGAGATTAACTGCAAGCTGAAGCGCAAAAGCTTTTATAAAAAGCGCATCAAATTTCGTTGTATCGTCTTCATCGAAAATATATCCCACTGGCAAAGACGGTACTAATGAGATTGTACCCCCAGACGCATATGCGGTATATGCCGAAGTATCAACATTCGCCGGAGTCGCAGCCTGTGTCTGAAGTTCAAAAGTATTGGTGGCCGCATTATTGACTGTAAAATGAGTATCATTCACTTCAGTCATGCCTACTACATCTTCTATCAAAACAACCTGGCCGTCCGTAAACCCATGATTGGCAGACGTCACTACGCCCGGATCTGCCTGAGTAATTCCGGTTATGGTTTTTTCAGCCGGGCCACTAAAATTATCGCTCGTAAGAAGATACTGGTCCGTCTCCAAGTCGTAGAGTTTATCTACAAGCCCTTCGTTTTCATCGCCGATAAATCTTAAGCGTATAAAATCAGAAGGCAAAAGAAATTTATAATCGTATTCAAAAGGCGGCGCTGTCGATATAGCGTACAACGTCGTTCTTTTTTTGGCAAAATTCCAGGGATGTTTTCTGAGAATTTCTTGACGGGACTGATCAAAATGAAGTGCACAAAGAGTCTCGACTTCATCTGATGGAGAATCTATTGAGTCAATAGTCGGCACCTTCAAAAAACTTAAAGCCATGTTACATATTTCAACTTCAGTCATATACACCCCCTATTGACTAATAAGACAAACGGGGGGCTATATTGCCCCCCGCTTAGTCAAACATTTCCGCATCAACTTAAGCGGCTTTCGCAAACAGACCACGGAAAGCTACAGTACCAGCTCCCGTAACGGCGTTGTTCGACGTAAGAACCAGATCATACTCCATACCTGGAGTCTGATTCGTGTCCCCGGCCTGTTCGGACATCGTATCGCCAACTTCGTCTAAAGGAAGCGAAGCAAGACCATTCTGCTCCGAACCTATAGCCTTACCGGCGCTTATGTCCGCGCCATCGACAAAACAATCCGCATCTTTCGCAGCCCCTCCGTCTTCCAGGACCGTATAAAGGCCGAGGTCAACATCATCAGTTCCCGCGATCGCGTCATTGTTTAACCACAGCTCGATCGGCACATAGTCCGCTCCGACTCTACACAGCCGGTACTTGGACCCCGCGCCGTCCGTAGCCACTGTTTCGAAATTCCCGGCCACAGCGATGACCTGCCCGCCCTTCACCTGGGTCTTGATGCTCGTACTGAGCTTATATGCGTTTATAACAGCCATCTTTCTACCTCCGTAGGTTAACTTTTAAAATCTCAGAGGGACGCTTGGCGCCCCTCTGAGAACCCTTACCTCACATTACGCATCCGTAGTCTGGACCTTCTGGACCCTCTGCCCATCGGTACGCACCGCGCCGAGATCTGCCATCACGCGAATATATGTAGATTCTACATAGCTCGGGTGATTCTCCTGCACATGCACGTTGAACTCTTTACTCATGCCGTAAATGAGTCCTTTTGTGGACATTGCGATATTATCGCGGGTTCCGCTGGCAACCGAAAGTTGCGGGTTATCCACGCCACTACCGAAAAGGATCACATCCAAGCCAACAGCACGGACGATCTTTCCTTTCTCTACAGCATAGTCACGGACAAAATCGCCGCTCGTAAGCTGCGTGAGCTGAAGCATCTTCGTTTCTTCCTCTTCCGTGGTGAGAAACAGAAGATCTTCCGGCATTTCCAGGCCAACTTCATACTTCTTGAAATTGTCCTTTATCTCCAGAAGTTTCGCGTATGTCAGGCCGCCCGTAGCATCCACTGTCTGGCCTCCATCCGTCGCGAAAGCCACAGTCGTTCCGAAACTTTTCCCGGTATATACAGATGCCGTAGCGGCCGTTATACCGATCTTATCGGCTTTTCTCATGATCGCAAACATACATTCGTTGACCAGCTTGGAAGACGGGTCTTCAAACATACGCCGAGCATCGCGGTTGTCCACGATAAGCTCTACCAGAATCCTATCCGTAGTGAGTTTCCTACGGGTGTATTCCGGGTCCTGCGGGTCGATCAAGGGGTTACGAGAGTTATTCGTGCGAGCTTCTACCATGCCCGTACCGTCATAAGCGAAATTTTCGCCCGTGATCGGTATGATCTGGCAGCGGCCCATAAGTCTCGTAGTCATCTGCTGGGCCTTAACGTGCAGCAGATTACTGAACTGGGTGATTAAAGCAGTGTCAACAGCCATAATAATACCTCCGAGTTAATTAAGAGTAACCAAAAAACAACCACATTTTTCGGAAACGCTCCCCGGAGATACCGGACGCTGCCTTCACCGTTATAGACCGGTGCATATCTGAAACGTATTTGGACGCTATCGCGCTACCCGTAACGCTACAATATTAAATATACATAACAAAAGTCTGTTTGTCAAATTTATTTTTTAAGAGCCCGCATTTTTGCCATAATCTCAGCATTCTGCTCCATAAGTTTCTGATGATCTATATGTCTCCAATCCCCAAAACCTTCTTTCTCCATGAGCTCCCGTTGCTGGGCACTAAGAGCTTCATAACTCTCGTTACCACTGGTGCCGTCACCTTTACCGCCCCGAAATCCATCTTCTTTTCCGAATTTTGTATAAATGGCATCCGTTACCGCGATCACCATTCCAAGTTGATCTACAGACATTTTATCAAGAGCCGGAAGTGCTTTTTCGGGAAGCAGTTCTTTAAGAATTTTCTGGGCATTAGCCACAACGGCTTCCTTATTTTCTCCGAAAAATTCTGTATTAAGTTTCTCGAAAGCGGCATCTTCTTCCTGCTGTGCCTGAAGAACTTCTTTATTTTGTTCATACAGCATTTTTTCTACACCCTGAAAAACTTGAGAAGCCATATCTTTTGGCACTCCAGCTTTATAAAAAGCATCTTTAACACCTTTCATAAAAGCCTCATCCCGTTTGGCCTCTTTCATCTCTTCTATAGGTGGAAGTTCATATCCTTCCGCGTTATCCGGCCTACCCAAAGCTTTATAAAACTCTGTCCTATCTTCTCCTTCTCCGGGGATAATCACCCCTTTCTTCCCTACCATTTCATTCTGATTCGCCACGAATTTGAAAAATTTTTCCGGGGATTCCATGTTCTCTTTCACCCAGGGTTTTTCTCGCAGATCCTCCGGTACATAGTCGATGAGCTGTTTTTCTGCCGGAGGGTCCGCCGGAGGGTCAGCCGGTGGATCTGCCGGCGGATCTGCCGGAGGATCATCCGAAAAACCCATATAAAATTTAGGCATAAAAGTATTGAATAATAAATCCTTAATTGTCATCCTCTTCCCCTTTCGTTATTCCCCCTGTTTGTTCGGGTATTTCTACCCTTATAATCGTCTCCCGATCCATATAACTACGCAAATAAAGATATAATCTTCGTAAAGCTTCATTCTCTACAAGAAGATCTTTATTTACTCCTTCCAATGTTTCCTTTGTGAGAGGCGCTAAGAAACGACATTCATACATAAGAAAACGCAATACTAAAATGCCCGCATTTGATTTGGAAAGTGCGTTAAGTGCTGTCTGCATTTTTTTACCGAAAGCTTCAGATTTAGCTTTCGAGGCTTCTCGCTGCTCTTTACGAGTCAGTGCTTCCTCCATAATTTCCCCCTTTGTTTTTTACTGGACAAGAGCAGCTTGGCCTTGCGCTGCGTCTTTTCCGGCTTTGGCCATCTGAGCCGTGAGCTCCGCCTGGACCAATGCTTCCTGTTGTTCTTGTCTGGTGTCTCTTATGTCCTTAACAACATCATCCGCCACAACAATATCCATAGGCGCACCGGATAATCTGGCAGAATGTTCAATTATACGATCTGTGTCGAGTTTCGTCATTGTATCTGCACCAGCTCCTGCGAGCTGAATCGCGTTATTCGTTGTGGCAATTATTCCGCGATATTCTTCTTCGCGCATGACATTAGCCGCAGGGGAAATGTAATCAATTTCGTAAATGCGTTTGTTAGCTACAATCGCCTCGGCCACATCCGGCGGTATCTGTATAGGATCTATTCCATTCGCGATAAGAACAGCTTCTTGGGCAAAATTCTCTTCAGTTATACCTAAAAGACCCATCTCAAACATTATACTAAATGCCCGGTCTATAAGCGGATTCAGAATTTCTGCGGTATATCTCGCATATATAGACGAAAGCGCATCACTTCGAATCTGGTACCGCATCTCGGCTTCACCAAGAGTCATCCGGGTTTTATTATTGAGATCGTAAAGTCTATCAATAAGAAAATGCTGTAATATCTCTTCCCGCGTCTCTGTTATCGCCGCGGCTACACTGTTAAGCTCTCCTATATCAAAAATAGTACCAACAGGATTCTGAGTATTCGTGCGGCCCATACTGTTAAATACTGAAAGCCCCCGGGCGGAAGTATCGACAACCCCGGCCCCTAAAGACCCATCATCTAATATAAAGAGAGGCGGCTCAACTTTCTTTTCAACCCCAATAAGAAAAGATTCTTTAAGCGCGTTTATTTGCATTATGGCCGGAAGCGCATCCATTCCCGGGGACCGCCCATATGTTTCACTGGCTAATTTATACCAGCGGCCCACCCGGGCCGGAAGACTGACAAATCCGCTCTCTAATAATATAGCTTTATCTTTATGTAAAAAATGATATGAGGCTATAGGCGTACCAAATACCCCCACCCCTTTACGTTCTCCTATCGGTCGCGGCTCTATAGCCACGGTCAATATTACTTTTTCAATACGGCCTTTTTGACTATCAACTTTTTTCTGGAGATCTTCGGGAAGTTTATTTTTACCATACCGTTCAGCCAAAGCCGCAATCGTTATTTTCTCATCATAATAAACTGTATCAACATATCCGTCCGGCCCTTCCTCAATAGCAAGTTTTTGAATACTCCAGCTTTTAAAATTGAGCGGATTTTCATAATCTCCTTGAAAAAGAGCTATACATCCTGTACCAAAAGCTCCCTCTTCGCTGATCTCTTCATGAAAAGCTGTCTCAAATCCGGCTTTCGGAGCTTCCATAGCATCAGCGATCTGCTGATTTATTTCTCTATAATATTCATTATTTATTTTGGTATCCGGAATATTTTTCGATCGGCGGACTCGAAATGTACGATTCCCACTTTTCCAGAGAGATCCCATTATAGCCGAAGCCATAGCTGAATTTGCGCGTACGGCCGTCGAATCATTAATCATGCCGTCATTAAGAAAAGCTCCATCCTCACGCTCAATCTGAAATTGCTGTTTTTTAGAATAAATATATTTCCCTAAAATCTGGTATTGCCGGAGCCAAGAATCTTTCTGGGTAAGCATTACCTTACGTTTCTCTATTAAATATTCTATCTTGGCTGACATCTTATACCCCCTCCCAATCTATGCGACGCGCCTCTTTTTCACAGATGCCCATAAATGCAATCATCATAAACATAGTCTGGGTCATTCTTGTAGGAAACGCAAAAAACATATTTATCATCATACATACAAGTCCTGCTATATAAAGCGGCCGGGAACGTAAACGCCACATAAGACGCCCCGCATACGCCGCGATAATGCTATATCCTAAAATCCCCAGTTCCCACAAAAGTTGCAAATGGCAGTTATGTGCCTGGGCAAAAGGGTTCATGTCATGTTTAAAAACAGGAAATAGCGGCATAAACGTGTCCATCCCCCGGCCAAGAAAAATACTTTTCCAATCCATCGGCCCCCTCAAAGGAAGCGTAAAATTGTGAGAAGTGTCCATAACCCAGGTCCGGACTATATCCCCCCACACATGTACTCGACCGCAGGTAAATGCCGTTTTAAAAGATCCTGCATCCCATAAATAATAAGATGCCAGGGCTAAGACAGCAAATATACTAATCAGGAACCGCTCTTTCTTCATCGTCATAAAGAGATAAGCCGTCGCCCCGGCAATAACCGCTAAAGCAAAACTCGAAGATCGAGAAAGAATACACAGAATTAATACGGGGATAATATAAAGTCGATTCTTCAAAATAAGAAGGGGAGTCATTATGGCCAGCAGAGAACTGAATCTCATATACTGCATTACTGTTCCCAGGAATACGGGTTCCGGCCGATCGAAATTCATAAGCTTATCCGCCCCCATCAACTGCGCCGCTGTCATCACTACTTGTACCCAAAAAGCCGCGGCCACCACATTAAGTACCGGTTCTTCTTCTCCCGTCGCGAATCCCAAAAACGCCCAGGCCGCGACTATAACAAGAATATACGCGTTAAACGATAAATAGGGCGCCATACTGAGAAAGCACCCCATAAACAAATACGCAAGCAATATCTTAAGTGCCAGCGGGAACTTTACTGAAAAGAGATAAGTCCCCAACAACGCTGCAACAATAAATCCGTATAGCCATGCGTAACTATTAATGACTACCGGGATATTGTAGTTAAGCGGTGGGGCTACCGCCAGTAACCCCACCGCAAAACCGAGGACATAAGATATTGCTTTTCTCATAATTACGGCTTGCTCGGTATACCCGTCTGTCTCTCAAATACAACCGTGGTTCCGAGGTTCGCTATAATCGTCCAACCGATAGTGTCATCCACATACAGAAGCGTCGTAGTTTCTCCCGCGGCGTCAAATGTCAACGTCGTGACAGTCAATGACGTTACCGGGGTCACTATCCAGCTACCGTTCGTATCGACATCCATCGCTATAAGTACAAGAACCTGTCCCGGGATGCCATTCGGAAGTCTTGTCCCGCCGTCAGTCTCATCAAGTCCGCTATTTCCGCCGATGTATTTACGCAATACCACATACGGAAGAGTTGACGGTGCAAGATTCGTTGAAGAAGATGCAGCCGAAGAGGCAGCATTTACCCGACCCATCGCCAATAGACTCGTTCGAAAAGTCTGATCTCCAGCGATCGCCGGGTTATTCGCATCCATCGCTTTCACATCATCCGTGGATGAATCATACACGGGAACTTTATCGCCACTGGCGGTAACGGTCATACTCTCGAGTTCACCGAACCCCAGATACGCGAGATCGTTGTCACTCGCAAATGCCCCAGCGGCAAAAGCAAATGCCAATACACATGCCAAAATAAGTGAAAGTCCTTTTCTCATATCCTCTGTCCTCCTGTGTTACGTTTCTCCTACCCCGCGAGAAGCCTGGACCGCCCACGCCTACCGCCGATTGCTCCTGTAGGAGAGGTCAAAAATAGCCCCTGGCGGAACGCCCGCTTTGAGGCACTTACTCTCGCTTCACCTGCTGTAAGTTCACCCACTCTCTTTCGTTGCTCTGCGGCCAGCCGCGCAGCTTGTTCTCTGGCGCCTCGCGCTTGTTTAGCTTGCTGTCCACCAGTATATAACGCCGTTCCGGTAGATGCTGCGGTCGAAATAGCCATCATACCAATTAATGCCGCGGTAGAACCTGAGATCGCACCCATATCACACCCCCAAAGTTTTCATGTATTGTGTTTCAAGCGTCTTGTACCCGCATCGCAAAAAAAAATCATGCAGCCGGCCTTCCGCGCTACCAAGTCCCACCATCATTATCGCAAATATACCATTCTCTACACACCATTCTTCAACTTTCCGAAGTAGTTGAATACCGTATTTGCGATATCGTTTATTCATAAACCACATAACTTCCTGGTACAATGCTTGAGTCCCGCCGACATATTCTGTAATAAATCCTACAAGTGTTCCGACAACTTTTCCATCGGCCACCACAACAAACGATGTGGACATGAAAACCCGTGCCATTTGCTGAAGCTTCTCTTTGTCTGGATAAATACCAATTACTTCCAAAGCTTCAACATGAAATTCTTGAACCAGGGCTATCGCCTCGGCTATGTCGCGCTCTTCCATCAAGCGTATTTCAATAGCGATATTATCGCCTCCTATTCATAAAATATACACTAAGATAAGTAATTAGGCAAATCTTTTTTTATTACCGTATTTTTATGTTCTGGTTAAAAGTCCGGGATTTACCCGACCCGCCCCCGCGGCGGTTAAAATCTTGTACGGTTGAAAGCGGGCTATTGCGCCGGGAAACATCTGTTTCTGCTCGCCGAACTTTCTTCTTCCGGATATTCCTGGCTATGGGATAAGCAAAGGTCAGCCCGATAGCGTCAAAAATATCAGGACTCCGGCCGAGGGTGTCTTTGATCTCTTGTTTCGGCGGAAGCCCCTGACGGTGCCTGGATCCGATCTCCTTCAGCGGCGGTATGGACCCGAGATCTATCTGGATCTCGTCATCATCAGGAATACTACAATTACCATCATTGAACCACTCACGCACCGCATCGGCCATCTCAGCCCGCTTATTAATAAATATAT